TGTCGGCAAAGCTCGCAAGACGGGCCGCACTGTTCAATCGTGGGTGACGCGACAGAAGCAGGGGCAGCAGATTGTGGCGCTGTCGAATACTGTGGTGACGGAGATTACGGAGTGAAATACAAAAAGCCCTCCCTCAACGAAACCATCCGAGCCAACGAGAAAGCTCTACGCGGCCTTTGCTTTGCGGCAGGCAAGCCAATGCCGGAAGGATTCGATACGCCCGCCAAAGAGGTTAAAACACGCGCTCCTGCGAAGCCCCCGGAGTGTCCCATTGAACACGACGAGCAACGCGCATTCGTCAAGTGGTTCCGCCTGCAATATCCGAAGGTGCTTATCTTCGCCGTACCGAATGCAGCAGCAAGGGATCACAACGCGGCATCGTGGATGAGGGCAGAAGGACTTGTGGCCGGTATACCGGATTTGATCTGCCCCGAGTGGAAGCTGGTAATCGAGATGAAGCGCATCAAGGGTAGTACCATCTCCACCGAGCAGTATTGGATGGAAGAATACTTCAAGCGCATCGGCTGGACTCATTTCTTTGCCTTCGGTGAAGAAGACGCAATCAGGAAACTGTTGAAATTACGCAATGGAGAGTGCAAATGAACCAAAACCGTAAGCCGTTTCACGCTGATCTTGTTGTTTTCTTTGTCTGCTGGTCTGTCGCGTGGTAGAGGCTATATGAGACACTTCTACGCGTTCATGCTTAGATGGTCGAGAATTGATCTTGCCATTGCCAAAAGCACAGGAAGGAACCCGGCGAATATCGAACAGCTTCAAAAGGAGGAATCAAGATGGCAACACGAACTGTTGATGGTGGAGTTGAACACATGAGCGCCTGGTTGTGTGGCGCGATTGATTGGAGATAGACATGCAATTTGACTGCGAATGCGGACTGGCAACTACCTACGAAGACCCATCAGAGTGCCCGGAATGCGGCAGAAAAATGAAGCATATGCGGCTTGAGGTTTTGGAGCGCGAACATACAGAGTTTTTCGAGCGGTGGCACGAAGAGCGACGCAAGCGCGAGAAGTGGCAGCAGGTGATTGTGGCTGCTGTTGAGCTTGTTTGCGCACCAGCATGGGCTGGGGTGAGTGACGAAGACGTGAGGCTGGAGAAGGCGCTGCGGGATGCCGGACTGGTGACACATAACGTAGAGCTAAGGGGCGGGCCGGCGGCTTCATCGCCGGAACGTCCCGCTTGAGCGCCGGGTTCGGCCACAACGGAGGAAGCATGAGCAGCGCACGGAAGCGACAGAGACAGCAGCGAGTGGCGGCCAAGATCGACGGCCTAAACCAAGCCATGATGTTGGAGCGGCACCACGGCGACGTGCTCAACACGATGGCGACCGAGATAGCGCGGCGATGCGACTCACTGCACGCACTGCTGAAAGAGTGCGCGCCACACGTATTCTCTGCCGCCGAAGCCGAGCATCTGCTCGATGGCTTCCGACCGCAACGCAGGCCGCTGGATGACTTGGCAGAACGGGTACATGCCGCATTGGGGCCGAACGTTTGAATTGAGCGGCCTTCGCCGCTTTTGGCGAAGGTCCGCTCGAATGATTAGTTTGGCCTCTGTGCCCGGAAAGGAATATATGGAAACGCTAATTCGAGCACAGCGGGAACTCTGGAACGACACGATTGCGATCCACTTTGCGCACAGAAAGCCAGCGCCCGGCGTGTTTTGTGTGGCCGAACCGCTGACGTTCAAAGAGCATCCCGATGGGTCTTTTGTTGAGCCATCGATGCGACTGCAAACGGTCGAGGCGCAGCGCCTCATGGATGAACTGTGGGACTGCGGCCTGCGCCCGAGCGAGGGCACGGGAAGCGCCGGTAGTTTGAAGGCAACAGAGAAGCACTTGGCCGACATGCAGCGGATCGCGTTCATGCTGATTGAGAGGCCCAACTTAAAGTAGACGACATTTGTCGTCATAAAAAACAATTGCGACAAAGCGAGTAAATCAGTCAGTTATTAAGGAGAGTGAAGATGGGCAAAGAAATCGAAAAGAGTAAGACGTGAACCGTTCTTACAGTTGTCGCTATGAATCAACCATCGTGCTAAAAGAACTCAACCAGAAGCGCAGCAAACGATTTCCACCGTGGCGCATTGTGGGCCGGATCAACGAGATTCAAAAAGGCGGTAAGCGCCTGTGGATCGACTTTAGGAGTGGATTGAAATGACCCCGGATGAAAGAATTGATGCGGCGCTAGACTCGGTGCTTCAAGCAGTAGGTTCATCGCTCAAACAGCACACTGAACAGAAAACGCTCGACGCTATGCGTAATGTGATGCGGGAAGTAATGAGCAAGTCTTACATCGCCGGATCAAACGATAATTTCGCCGCGATGAAGAAGTCTAGGCTTATTTGGTAAGGCTACTTGACCGGAAACCCTATCCCGCGAACCCATGATTGAATGCCAATTATTGTGGCTGCGTCTTCGGCTGCATCTTGGATAAATCCTTCGGTGCATCCAATAGAAACTGGTTCCTTGGAGGATTCATGTACTCCTTCGGGAAGTCCGGCAATCGGGCGCACTCTACAGCTACCGGAGTTGTCTGGCAGGCTGGCAAGGTAGTTAGCAACAGCATTGGAACGAGCAGCAGCAATCTTTTTTGGTATCGCATCTTTTATCTCCTTTGTAGTTTTGGCGTGTTCAGACTCAATACGCGCCTTCTCTATCTCAGCCGCCTTCCCTAGCGCAGCAACTTCAATCTTGTAGGCATTGAAGGACCGAACGTCTTCGCGCCAGAGCTTGTAGAACAAGCCGGTTGAAGCGATCAGCAGGCCGATCAGAACCCACCTCCAGTTTGCAAGCAAGAAAGTCATCTTTCATCCTTCGCGGAAATGTACGCCTTGAAAACTGCTGTCTGTAGATATGTTATTGGAGCGGTCACGGCGGCAATGATTGCAGCAGCTTCAAGCCCACTGGTAAGGCTTGTGGAGTTCGCGTATCCCGCCGCCCATTCAAAGGCTCTGTAGGTCATCCAGAGGGTCACAAATAGCACTGTCGAGCGTCTTATCGCCAGTTTCCGCTCCCACTCCAAAATGTCCTGCAATATCACGAAACCTCCAGTCAATCAGGACTCAAACATTGTACGTTCAGCAAGGCGACGGCGGGATAAGCCGGCCAACACTTTCCCGCCTGCTTTATTCCATCGCTCAAACTGCGCGGCAACGGCCTCAAATGCTGCGCCGCCATTCAGCAGCTTCAGCAGGGTCGAATTCCTGAACGCTTCCCTGCCAATGTTGTAGATCAGGCTACACAGGGCATCGTATTGGGCTTGGGAGATTTCCACATCAACCAGATCATCAACGGCGTCAGCAGCTTCCTGAAGGTCTTGTCGGAGCAGTTCGCAGGCTTCGGCTTCTGTTACTGTGTCGCCTGGTTGCACGTTCTCTGTCGTTCCGTAGCCGACCGTCCAGACTCCGGCAGGGCATTTGTAGGCGTGTTCCCGGTAACTCTCGAATGACTTGACCAGATCAACGCAGGCTTGAGATGGCTTCATTTGTGCCATCCATTAGCGGCAAGGACAAAATAACACGCAGCAGCAACTAGCAACGCCAGAAACGAATGAAGCGACCATTTCCCGAAGGTTGAATACTTTTCATCCAGCCACTCATGTAATGCTTCTTTTACCGCGTCCTTTGATTCCTGCTTGCTTAATGGATCAACCATGATTCGTTCCTTCCAGCCTTCTATGAGGCAGATGCGTTATCGACAATGCCCGCCCGATTGCATGGGATCGAGCAAGTTTTTACAGAGCCAAACTGCAACCGTAGTGCGCCAATCCGAATCGCCGTACTTGTAGCGATTGAGCCTCTGCGTGAACATGTACTCCTGCGGCATGTCCATGAAGATGAAGGTAGCGATGGCGACGTTGAACAGGATGTCCAGCAGCACGGCGACAATCGCCACCGGAGCGAGCAGGATGCGCGGCAGGATCGTCAGTGTCGGCCACGCTGCCTTTGCCGCCATCGTCACGACGAACAGCAGGTAGAAGGCGTAGATGTAGAGCGCGAGGTAGATCACAGCGCCGCGCTCATGGCATCTCCGCCTTGATCTTATTTGGCGTGGTGGCAGCGTCGATTGCGATCTGCATAGCGTCGTATTTGTCGCGGATCAACTGGCGCGCGGCTTCGGCTTGCGCGGCCTTGGCCGGAATCGTGGCCTGAATATCAAGCGGCGCGAACTCGGCCGCACGAGCTTTACGGCGCCTGTCGTGCGCAATGGTCCTGGCCTTGGTGATATTGATCTTGATCATGCTGCAACCTCCTCTTGCGGAAATTCGTTGCTGTCCGCACCGGCGCCGTCCGTCAAGATCGCCGGATCAACTTCCCATGCATCGCGGAAGGTGCGATCTGTCGGGATGCCGGCAGCATCGACGATCTTGTAGGGCTTGCCCGCGGGCACATCCTTTTGTGCGATAGCCTCGATGCCGTACTGCTTAAGGTACTTGGTGGCCGGGGCAATGACGGTGACACCGCCTGTGTCGTTCTGAAAAATTATGCGTAAGGTCATATCGTCCTCCTAGCGGAACAATGATGCGGTTGCGACAGAACAATCCGTAGCGCTACCATTTTCAAACGAGGTCAACCTGAAGCTGTTCGTCGCAAATGCGCTCACAGCCATATTCGGGCCGACATTGCTGGCTTCATGATTCTTGCTGGAGCAAACAGAATAATTGGCATCCCCAATAGCCGTGGCGAGATTGACATCGTAAGTGCCTGTGCCCGCGTCTCCTACAGAAGAGACATTTCCGCTGGCTCTGATCGCCACGGTCCCCGTCCCATTGAAATTCACCCAGGCGCGACAAGGGTAGATCGGCGCTGGGCCATTGGCATTGAGCACGATCTTGGTCAAGATGCTCTCATCCGCACCCTGGATCAAACTCGGTGCGGTTGCCCAAGTACCCGCCGTTGCCTCGGTGATTCGAAGGAAACCAAGTACACGGTATGCTACGTTGGTTCGCGCCGTGGTTGAATAGACTGTACTTGCGCTGTCCGCCGCCCCCGCGCCGCCTTCGGCAGTTGTGCTGATCAGCGCGGATTCAGATAGGTTCACGCCGCCGGCCATGTTCACGACAGCAAGCTCAATCGTACCAGCGTTGTTGAGTGCAATCACCGCCAAATCAGTTTCCACAGCATTGGTCGTGCCGAGCGTCGAGCCGCTACTGATGACGAGATTCGCGGGGGTTCCCGCAACGGTCGTCACCGCGCCGCTAGTCAGCGTGGCAGAACGGAAGTCGAGCGACAAGGCCGATGCGCTGATGGTCAGTGCGCTTGCTCCAACAGATGCGCTGATTGGCTGGATTTGTACGGAAGCAGTTGCCGCAGGAGGCACATCCAGCACCACCCAATCCGTACCGTCATACTCAACGTCTGAAATCCAGTTGATCGGAACCTGTGTCGAGGTAATCGCCTGTTTTGCTCCGGCTGAGTCGTAATACTTCAGGCTCTTGGCGGTCTGCCCTGAGACTGCGAGGGTCGGAGTTGCACCTGATGCCGCGTTGAACGTGACTCGGAATCGTTGCCCGGTTGCGTTTGCTGTACTGGCTGGCGTCGGCGTCAGGGTGTAGGCGGTATCGGTTCCGCCCGTAGTCCAAGGTGCATAGCTCGCCTGATTACCCAATGACGTGAGCGCAGCCTTCCCGGTCGCTGGATCGCCAAGAATCGTATAGTGCAACCGATTCAGGTCGTTCATCGTGTCTGCGGTTAGAAGGGTTGCGCCGTCGGTATAAACTGTGTCCGCCATGTTATTGCTCCTGTTTGTTCGCCGTGTTCATTGTTGATGCTCCTGCTACAGCGGAAGGTTTTATTCCTTTGGCAAGATTGTATATCACCGCATCCATTGTCTTGCGTTGCTCCACTGGAAGCCTATTCAGCAGCTTTTCCATTGCTTCAGGGGACCGCATAGCCTGCTCGATTTCTCGGAACATTCCTCTGTTAACTTTCATTTCCCCTTCTTTCATCGCGGCATTTGCAACCATGACGTATCGGTTAAGGAAGTTCGGAATGTGCCTTGTGAACTCCTTGCTTCTGAGAATTTCATTTACAGCGGATTCTGCTGGTTTGCTGGTGAGTAGTTCTGCGTTTCGTTGAGTGCGAGCCACCTCACCAGCAACTCCAGATGCTTTGCTAAACCGACGATCTCCGAGCGCCTGCTTGATACTGTCCCAATCACCATACTTAGCTACAAGATCAGGGTTATCGCCGCGCATAACTTTCAAGAATTCAGATGGGTTATCTTTCTGCAAAGCGCGAAGTTTGTCGGCGAGTTCGAGCTTCCCTCTCTCTTCAAATGCGGCACCATATTTCCCAATGTATGACTTCCATCCAGTTCCACCGGAGTTTTCTATCGCGTCGTCAATCAATGGTTTAAGTTCAGAAGATAGTTTTGCCGACAATTTTCTAGTCATCGCCGGATTGCGCCCTGCAAGTAACTTATCAATGGCTTCATTTACTCCTTCTTTGCGAACCATGTAGAGCGCGTCAGGATCAATAACTCCACCGCCGCGCTTTACAAGTTCCGAGATTCTTCCGCCAATAGATGAAATCACATCCTCAACATTGACGCTTGACCCAAGTTTCGGATCACCAAGTATTTCAGCAATTCGGTTCTTGATACCGCCAACATTGAGCGGAGAATACCCCGCTCCACTAATTTGATCTGCAAGATTTCGCAACTCGTGAGCTTTGGCGCTAGTCCCTCCATGAACCATAGCCTCATATTCCAGTTTTGCGGCCTGTTGTTCAAGTTCAGGAATTGTCCGACCTACTCCAGCTTTTGATAGTTCAGCAACCCTAACTGGTCCAAGTGCGGCTTCTTGCGCATCCATGAATGCTTTTCTGGCAATAGCCGCATTCTCTGCCGTCGAACCTTTAGCCATAGACGACATGGTGGCATCTCGTGCCGCCGCCTGAGAGTCCTCAATCATCTGCCGTTCAGCCGCAGCCGCTATAGGGTCTTTCGCGTGCCGAACCTCTGCCTTCGCAATCTCGCCAAGCCGCGCAATGTTCGCATCGTCCAACGAAGCCAATGCCTGCTCCGTGGTGACGTTTGTACCTTTGGCCGACGTAATCAGCCTCTTTGCCTCATCAAGGTTCTGCGGGCCAATGATCTTGGTCACAGCGTCATTTGCACGATTCGCAGCACCCATGCCGTAAAGCTTCGATACGCCCTTGATCGCGGCACCACCAACACCTGAAGCAGCGCCTTCAATTGCGCCCGCCTGAATTCTTTCTCCTGGAGTACCGGGTTCATACGCAGCACCGAGAGTTGCGGCAGCGGCCATTCCGGGAATGATAGCCGGGCCAGCGGCCATTGCGGGGGCATACTTGGTTAGATCGCCAATGAAGGCTCCTACAGGGGCTTCCTGACTTGCTACTTTAGATGCTTGAACAACATCCTCATTTACAGGGCCAACATTTGGAAGCCCAAGTTTCCTAAGAGCTTGATTGATTTCCGATCCTTCAACCAGTCCCTTCATGCCTTGCATTGCACGGCTTATGGATAGCGAAAGTCCATACTTATTGCGTTCTCCCCAAGGCATGTTCTGCATTTCTTGACGAACGGTATCCTCGAATCCTTCGCGGCCCATCTTAATTGGCGCAGAAGTCGGCGCTGACGAGACGGCGGAATCACTCCGTCCTCCATCGAGTGACTTAACTGACTTTTTGAACTCGCCTTCAGCGCGGGATTGAACCATGTCAGGAGACGCGCCATCTGGCACCCCCTTGTAAACGTGGTTTGATCCATCGTCAAAGGTGATTGTAATATCGCGTGCCATTACCAGTTACTCACTGTCGCGCCATTCTTGGTCTTTGTTGGCGATGCCCCAATGGCTCCTGAAGCAGACTGGCCGCCAGAATCAGGTTTTGGGCCTCCTATCCCATAAGTTCCACCATAAATCGCCGTCCTCAAAACATCTCGCTTATCTCTCACAAAATCACGAATGAATTTCAAGTTTGCTTCAATTTCAACATCGGGCGCTCCTCTTGAAATGTTCGTCAAGAGGTTCATAAACTTATCCCATTCCTTTACCTGCATGGAGCCAAATGACTGCCCAACCGCTGATTTTGCAGCAGCAAGGTTCATCATCGTCATTTGTTCTTGCAATGACTTTAGCGCACTTCCAGCAGAAGACGTTTTGTCGGTCATAGCAAATTCTGGATAATACTGATCTATTTGTCCGGTATAAGACTTCAATCCTTTAGACGCTTTCCCTTCTGGCGAAATAATCTTGTCTAGATTCCGTTCAATCGCATCAAGTTGCTTATCGACTCCAGTGCCCTTATCGAGTTCTTTCTGTCGCTGTATTTCTGCCTTTACATCAACAGGCCCTCCCTTCCACGGCTCAAGACTTCCATCTGGTGTAATCACATACCCAACGGGAGGTTTTTGTCCGCCTTGAGCCGCAGCCCTCCGATCTTTCCCTGCTTCGACAACTCGTTCAATGAAGCCCTGTTGATCAATCCGAGCTTCATCTCTACCCTGCTTCTCGGCCTTGAACTTCTCTGCCGCCTGAATGTACTTGTTGCTTGATGGCATGAATCCAGTCGGAGCAGCCCCGCCTTTTTGCTGTGCCATGATTTGATTGATAGCCCCCCTCTTATCTTCAATGGGGATATTTGGGTCATTGGCTATCTTCATTATTTCTTGTTCTGCATTTCCAGCAATTCCCTGCATACCTGCAAATGGTGCATTTGGTTGTGTGGCAGGTAATGGCTCAAATCCACTCAGGTTCTGCTTTTGTTGTGGTTGCTGTCCTTGGAGATACGATTTGATTTCGTTTTCGCTTCTACGCGCCTCCATGAAGCCTTTAGGGTCTACACGAAACTCGGCCTGCTGATCTGTCGGAAGTCTCGAAGCAAAAGCGTTAATCATCTCGCGCTGTTGTTTATCCTGCGCCATCTTTTCTTGAAGCGCAGATACTTCCAGTCCGCCCTTCTGCATCTGCATCAACTGCGACAGCTTCATCAGCCCCTGATTTTCTTGGGCGCGGTTCATCTGATCCTGCTCGTTGTACCCAGCAAGGAACGGAATTTTATCGAGGACGCCCATGATTACACCCCGCCCCTCATTGCCTTCGCCCACTCCGCCATCGTCTGAGCCTGAGTCTGAGGCGGATTGAAGATGTTGTTTGCGCCGGCACCTACAGCGTTCCACGCATTGCTTGACGAGTTGATAGCATTCGTACTCGCTTGCGGAGCCGCTTGGTTATAGCTCGACAGCCCGCCGAATCCAGCGAGCCGATCCTTCTCTTGTCCGAGCTTCCCAAACAGTTGATCGCTTGCGTAGCTCTGCCCCTGTTGCAGCGCATTCCCGCTACCAAACGGATTCCCCTGCGTCGACAAAGACCGCATCAGCGATGATGTCCCCTGATCGACCGGAACGCGCACCTCCGGGCTTGAAAGGAACGAGGTAGGGTCTTTGTATAGCTCGGAGAGCTTTTGCCTGTAGGGAGCGCCGTAGCCCTCGTAGCGTTGAGCCTGGGCTTCGAGTGCGTTGGTTTGTTTGTTGGATGCGTAGGCTCCTAGTCCTGCTGCGCCGAGAGAGCCGAGGGTCTTGAGCCAATCAGTTCCGCCGCCTGAGCCACTACCTGTTGCGGCTTTGAATGCGCTCCATATATTTGACGGGCTGATTCCAATATCAGTTACTCCCGTCAGGGCGTTGTACCAGTCAGGATACTGTGCCTGCATCTGTGCAAGTTCAGCAGCGGTCGCCATGTTCTGCCCGTATCCTGCAACAGATGAAACAGCATCACCCATCCCATAACCATCAGTGAGTGGGTTCCAGCCTCCGCCCTCACCAAATGCGTTAGACCATGCGTTCGTCAAATCACCAAGTTTAAACATATTGCCTCCTGCTGTTGATCCTGCCGCGCCTGCTGGAGCAGACCATGCAGCCGGAGAATACATTTCTGCGAAACTACTAGCCAAGGATGGATTGATACTTCCTACACCACCTAACCCTGCCGCGCCACCTAACCCGTTAAGCCCGTACCCCATTGCGCCAAGACCTCCAGCGCCCAACGCCATCATCCCAAGAAATTCTCCGAAATTTCCTGATGCGCTCCAATTCGGATCGCCTGCAAATTCGTTCCACGGAAGAATTTCGCGCATTTGCGAAATATTTCCATATGTCGGCGCGGTAAATTCATCTGCACCTGGCGTCATAGCCTGTTGCACGACATAACCAGGGTTAATCTCCCCAGGCATTTGTCCAGGTATAGTCGTTGGATAGTAGGCAAATGTATTCGATCCATCTCCGAATCCCGCTAGTCCAGGCCCGACGCCACTTTTCAACGTGTAACTTCCGTTATTGATAGCTTCCTGTAGTTGCTGTAGCGTCATTGCCATGATTATTCCTTATATCTCGTAACTTCCGCAAAGCAGAAATGCGTTTCCACTTGCTACTTGAGTAGGAAGGTACGCCCTGCTTGTTGATACGTCAATATGACAAGTTCCAACCGCGATATTTGTCGTATCGTTCATGGCATATTCTCCCAATACTTGTTGCCTTTTGAAGAATTATGACTTGCTGGAATTACTGCTAAATTGCATTCAACATGCAATCCGCAAACAAGACGGCTTTGAAGAGGAACGATGTGGTCAACATGCCACTTAATCCCTGTCTTTTCTGTTCTGAGCCTCGCTAAAGCGTAAATTTCTTTAATAAAAAAATCATTCACCCATGACGGCGTGGCATTCAACTTAACCGAACGTCTCTTTGCTTGGTATGCAGAATGCCTATCAAGATTCTTCGCTGTCCATTCTGCAACCCTTCTATTTACCTGTTCCCTGTTCGCATTCCTGTACTTTTCTGATCCATTCCTGCACTGTTCTTTATATCTAGGATCATCTTTTCTATTAAGGTAATATTTATTTGCGAGAGACTTATCTTTTGACATCCTCTCTTTTGAGAGCCTGTTAGTGCATTCCTTGCAATACCCTTGCTTCCCGTCTTTTCTTCCTGAACAGTTATAGAAAAGGTCTTTATTTTTTTCCTCTTTACATTTTTCACATGTTTTCATATTTCGTACCATCCACATAGTGAAAATGTATTACCAGAAGCAACTTGGGTAGGCAAATAAACTCTTGATGTTGAAGTATTTATAACGCAATTTCCGGCTGCAACGTTTGTTGTTAAGTTTTGCATCGTTGCAATTCCAGCCAGCCCCTTTGCCGCAACAGGAAGGTTTAAATAATCCGTCCCGGCTACCGAAGCAATCGAGGTCGCAGCGAAGAACGAAACCTGGAACTGTAGCGACCGCCCGACAACACGATACCGCCCCGTATAGGTCGTTGCGCCGACCACTGTCAGCGACCCGAATACCGGAGTAAACGAAAGCCACGTATCCTGACCCGTCAGATCACGATAAGCAAAACTCGTCTGGTCGGTGTTAGGAATTTCCAATTGTTGCCACTCCTTCAAGATTCCTGATTCGCATGGCGGTATCTGCCGAATGATTCAATATCCATGCTCTGCGACGCGAAGAGCCAAGCCTACGAGCAACCGGCAAATTGTCCGCCAAATCCAGATTCCCCCACACAACCGTAGTATTGTAGTCGTCGTCAGAGTAAGCAATCTCAATCGGAGAAGTGACTGATTGAATGTCTCCGATAACTGCAAGCGACTCCCATGCTTTCCTGTTCCGAGTTCCAAGGTCATTCGAGTCAAGTTGCATCGTTGCGGTATAGCTTGCGCCAGCATCGGCATAGACCAGTGATGCTGGATTCATGGAATACACAATTCCACCTGTAAGCGTGTTCGAGATGCAGTAATTCACCAGCGTCCCGCCGATTGAGTTCCCGACAATCTTGTACCAAGGCGCTGTCGATGAAGTCCACTCAGACCACTGCTTTTCTTCGATGCAATAGACTAAGGCAACCGTCGACGCCTTCACCAAGACAAACGATCTTCCATAGAACCTGATCGTCGTCAGCGTTAGATTTGTGGTTCCGGCAAGAATCAGGATCGCATCAATCTCCGGTGTTGAAATCCGCGAGATTCCATCGGCGTACTGGAATATAGACAAGCCACCTTGCGGGCTTGAGCCACACCAGAACGTAGTGTCGGCAATCTGTGCAATCGCATCGGCAGAGATACATCCAACCTTCTGCGTCATCGAGGCATTCTTTGCGAATGGGAACGGTGTTTGACCGGCGTTGTAGAAAAACTCCACCGAGCCTGAACCGAAACACATGATGAAGTTTCTATGCCTGACCGCGCCAATTCCTTTGTCTGGATACGAATTTGCAGAACCAAAGGATGTCGCCGTCCACGCGGTCACTGAATTCAGATCGGATGCCCACAGTTTTCCAGTGGTATCCATGATGCAGGCGTAACCATCAATGTGCGCGAATGTGCCGGCCAGTGTCAGCGAGGCATTCCCCGGAAAGTCTGCATCTGCAATCTTGGTAGCAACGCCAGTCGGAACATCGTAGTACCATCCCGTACTATCGGTGCTGCTGATCGTCAGCGTAGGAACAGCGGAAACAAATGTCTCTGTGATTCCGGTAGCTTTCCCGGTAATCGCGCCTAGCGAAGTCGTGCTGTTGTAGATGGTGCTATTCGTTGCTCCGAAGGCCGAGATGATGTTATCTCCAGAGGAATACCCTGTCCATATCAGAATCGCGTTTCCAATCGCCGCCGCACCAGTTGTTATCGAGGTAGCGAATCCCGGCCTTTTAACGCAATAGACTTCCTGTTTTCCAGTGACTGGATCAACAATGGTTTCGCTGTAGCAGTTGATAAACCGCTGATCTTTCGTTGAGCTATCGGTCGTTTTTCCGACAATCATTACACCGACAATCCCCATGCCAACATATCCAGAAACAGAATTCAAGATGTTGGTAGCCGAGATTCGCTTGTTGCGCGAACCGGCTACGGGGACTCGATAAGCCTTTCTCATTATGTCCCCGTCAGAATATTTGATCGCTGCCCTGCAAAGAATCTACCCATCGGGGAGTGATTCGATACAGGACGATGATTGGCGCGCTGAATAGCCGCCAGAGAGTCTTGCGCGATCTTCCGTACATCATTGCTTGGAGACAATCCGAACTCAGGGCCAGCCCATTCGATAGCGAGGTTGTACGCCATTGCGCGTTCGTAGCCGGGCGGAAGCGCAATCGTTGTCGAGAGTGCGGCCAGCGAGGAAACAACCTGCCACGTCACGATATGGAGCGAACTGACAGCACTCGGAACGGGATAGACTTTCAGCGTTCCAGTTGGAAGCGTCGGTTCGTAGTATGCGCGATCAGGATACGTCGCTGTGTCGGTCTTATCCTCCAACGCGAACCACTGTTCCGCCGTCAGCAGTTCGACGGGGTAATCTGTGCTGGATACGCGAACGAAGCATTCTTCGATCTTGTGGGGACGCGGAGTCAGTGCAAAGTTTCCAGCCGGCCCCACGGTGTAGGAACTCGTCGCGGCTACCAATGAGTACGCGGTATCGACAAACGCATACACATCCAGCTTTTCGATCTGCCACGCTTCGAGCATGGCATTGAGGGCGATCAGGCCATCTGCTGATTCTGCGGCGGTACAGGATACGCCAGAATTTACTGCGCCTACGAGTCGGGCAGCTCGGTCAATCAGGTTTTGGGCATCGGCCATGATCGTTCATCTCAAATCTCGTCTGCGATTTTGGGAGGGCGACCAGGGCGACGGGGAGGCGTGTCCTGTGGTGCTACAGTTTGGATTGTAACCGTTTCGACGGTTTTTGCAACCCCCGCCTTGGCATCCTGCAATGCCTTGCGAACAGGCTCGCCATCAACCCATCCAGCAGGAGCGCCGCCTTCAGGAAAGTTGGCGAATCCACCGAGTTCTGAATACATTAGCATGTCATTCTCCTTTTACATGTACGGAACTTCTTCCCACATCATCGAGAACACCAATGCGTTTGTTGTAGCCGCAGTCGTGTAGGAAGCCAAAAACGATCCGGGAGGAATAATGATTGAGCCATTCAACTCAATAACGATTCCCGGAGTTATCCCGTAAGCGGTAGTTGCCACCGATCCAAGCGTTCCATAGACTTCAATCAGTATCGGAGTCGAGATAGTCGCCCCCGCCGATGCGGTTGCCTTTGACTTAAGCCCCGAACCCAAACTTCGGTTGATTGGGGTCAAAGCACCTGCTGCAACTCCAACGCCACCCATGAGGCCGATTGAACCTGCGACACCAACTGCGGTCTGAGTGCAGCAAAACCGCTTCATTACGAGATTGACGCCAGATGCGGCAGGGTTAGCAATCGCTAGCCCGGTGAAAGTTGTTGCAAGGCCAGCGGTTGTGGAGACAACAGCTTGGTTGGCAACTGAAAAAATTGTGCCTAAGTTCGGTTTGTACATGATTGTTCCTCTCGCTTTTGGGTTTGCTTCGTAAGATGTTTTGAATCATACGCCTGAATTTGATTCAGCCGGTTTCTTTCCAACACCCATCAGGTTGTAATCAGGCATTCTCTTGACAGT